ATGCTGCCGGGATACCGCGAGCCACGGTTTTCCTCGGCCGGCTGGAAGTCGAAGAACAGCGGCGCCCCGACATAGGAGCCGCGATAGATTTTCGTCTCGCAGACGACGGTCCCGCCCGTCTCCGAGCCGACAATGCCGTTGATCGCCCCGCCTTCCGGAAGCTCCCGGAGGTCCGACTGCACCGCAATGGCCGCGTCCGAGCCAACGGTCGGGTAGCTGTCCGGCGCGTCGATGGCCGACCACCGCAAATTATTCGGGTAGTCCGTCGAGCTTATGACGAGGTTCGCCAGCATCAGGAAGTTGTTGAAGACCGCCAGGTGACGGGCCTTCGGTGCCGCCGCCGCAAGATCCGCGAAATTCGCAGCCGCCCCGATGGTCTTCGCCTGCACCGCGTTGGCGATGTTGGCGGCGAAAACGCTGTCCCCGTATCGAGCGAAGGACCAGCGCTCGTCCTCGGCGCAGTTGTAGGTCGTTCCCGAGCGATCGGTGAAGGACGTTGCCCCCGCGCCGATCTCGTAGAGCTTGGTTCCCGTGCCGGCGTAGACATAAGTCCCACCGCCGGTCGCCTTGACCGCCATCGCGCCCCGCACCCGATCGGCGAGGGCCGAAATGGTGTTCGAGAACGAGAGGAACTGCCGGTAGGTCGCCGCGCCGGTCTTCGGGTTGAAGCCCGAGACGAGCACGTTCTTGGCGATGGTGGTTCCGTTGCCGAGGTCTGCCTGATCGGGGAGCCACTCCCCGAAAGACATCACGGGTTAAGCGTGTCCGTGCGGATCAGCAGCGCCCCGCCAGAGAAGCGGTCGCGGTCGTCCTGCTGCTCGATGTCCTTGAAGGCGTCCTCGCGTTGCGCCGCCCAGAACGACATGCGGGCGTCGTCGCGGACATACTTCGCGAGTTCGTACATCGAAGACGCGAGGTAGAGGTCAGGCGAGGAGGTCAACAGCGCGTTGGCTGTGTTGGTCGCTGTCAGCCCCGCGAACGAGGCGTAGTAGATACCGGCGATCGAATAGGCCGCGTCCGGCGTCGGGAAGAAGCGGATGTTGTCCGCCTCCGTCGCGAAGAAGTGCGGCTCGCCCGTGCCCGACGACGGGCGCATGGTGATGCCCTGCTCCAGCGACACCGGCTGCAGCTTCACCTTCGGGTCGGCGTTGATGTAGATCGACTTCATCTGCACGTAGCGCGTCGGCAGCGCGACGGTCGCGGTTCCGGCCACGGTCGTCAGCGACAGCGCGGTTTCCATCGCCCGAATGCGCAGGCGGCGATTGATCTTCGCCTCGCCGAGCGTGATGAAATCCGGGTAAAGCGCCGTGAGGTCGGATCGCGAGGCCCATGATGTCATTGCCGTCTGAAGGCTGGCGAAGTCGCTGATAGCCATGCGGCCTCCGTCTCAGGGACGCGGCGTCTCACGACGCTGCGGGCGGGGTATTAAAGCGTTTCGTACTCGACGACGTTCTGCGGCGCCGGGGCCATCGCCTCGCGCTTCTGCCGCTCGACCTCCGCCGCCTCGCGCTCGTATTCGTCGCGCCCGAGGGCGGCGAGCTGGTGCGTAAAGTCGAACGTGCCGACGTGGCGGTTGGCCTGGCTCAGGTCGTGATCGACATAAATCTCGACGCCGGCCTCAATGCACTTGTGGCAGAACCACACGTCCTCGCCCTGGTACTCGTCCATCTGCGTCAGGTAGGGGATCGCGAACCACGGTTTCGAGATCCGCTTGAACACGTCCATCTTGACCAGCGCCGTGTGCAGGCCGACGTGATCGTAGACCCGCTCCAGCCCGTAGCTGTCCGGCATGGTCCAGACGATCTTGCCCGGCGCGTTCCGCGTCGTCGGCGTGCAGGGGAACGACCTGCGGACAGCGTTGCAGGCGACGAAATCGAGGTCATGCGCGAGAAGCTGGTCGAGCGTGTGGGTCGGAAACCGCGCGTCGGAGTCGAGGAACAGGATATGCGTGGCGTCCCGCTTGAACGCCTCCTGCACCAGTTGCATCCGGCCCTTCGGCAGGATGCTGATCTGCGCGTTGACGACCGCGACCTGATGCTCTTTCGGGTGTGTCTTGGTGAAGACGCCGACAAGTCCCGCGAGATCGAGGCCGAAGCCCGACTTCCACACGTCGGACGACGGAACGCCGATGACGACTTTTGCCATTAAACCCTTCCGGGGGCGGTTCGGAGGTAGAGGTATTGAGGGTCGTTCAGCTTGCGCCGGATTGCGGCGGTGCAATTCGGATCGAAGATGTTGACGCCTTCCTTCATCCAGTCCTCGACGACGGAAAGAGGAATGGAGGCGACGCGCCTGATGTCGCGCGACGGCGTGTACCCGTCGTTGAGGGAGTGGAGCGCCTTGTTGTGTTCAAGGATCGGCTCGACATCCTGGACGCGCCGGATGGTTACGGCGTCGTCCAGGGCGTCGGCGTGGAACTCCGTCCGGAGCCCGTTGATGTCGATATCGACGGACAAGAGGGACATCAGCCGATCTCGACCGCCGAGATGTTGATCGAGGTCGTCGCGTCCGTGATGGCGGCGATGTACGCCTGGCCGATGGTCTTGAAGATGTACGGCTGGCCGGACGCGATCAGGCACCCGGTCGAGGTCGAGGACGCGACGGCGGACGTGGGACCGAAACGGATATTCACCGCCCCGGCCGCCGTGATGAGCACGCAATGCGCCGGATTCCCCGCCGCATCCGTGGGCAACGACGCGGTGCATTGCGTGTTACCCACGGCGATGCGAACGGAGTTCCCGATCACCGCAAGGGCGCTATCGGGATAGCGGCTCATGCGGCCACCAGTTCGATGACGGCCTGACCGACGAGCCCGGTAGCCGAGCCGGCGGTCATGATGACGTTCACATACTGGTTGGCAGTGAGCTTCTTGTAGCCCTTGCCGTTGGCCGTGTTGAAGTTGTTGAACACGCCGGCCTGCGACAGGTCGTAGAGCGACCAAATGCCGGTGCCGGACGAGGTTGCGAGCGAGCCCACGTCCACGTTGACCGTGCACGAGGCCGTCGAGCCCGTCTGGATGTCCAGCGTCACCGACTTGACGTAGTAGGCGTCCGCTTCGGTGTTCTGGTACTGCGCGATGGCCGCGCCGACGCCAGCCGTCGCCACAAGCGGGACGATGACGAGCTTCGGCATGCGCCACGTCGGGGCCGTCGCGGAAGCGGAGGTGGAAGGAACGCCGCCGAGGCGGGCGATCTCCTTGCCGTCCACTTCATTCTTGAAGGCAACGGAACCGTCCGCCTTCTGAACGAAATTAACTGCCATTCCTGGCCTCCTGAAAAGAAAAGGGCCGCCCCGAAGGACGGCCCTGGTTCAGCCCTGAACGGCCGGTTACGACGTGGTGATGTCCGCGATTACCCCGGAAGCCGCCTCGTTGCGCGACTCCAGGCCGTACTCGACGACCATGAACTTCTTCTCGCTGTCGCCGGTCTTGGCGATGTCCGAAGTCTGGATCGGGCGCAGATAGCTGACCGACCAGTATTCGAGGTCGAGGACGTGCGCGGTGCGCTCACGCTGGAAGCGGTTCGGGACGACCTTCAGCTCGCCGTAGTCCGACGCGTAAACGTCGATCGAGGCGATCAGCTTCTTGTCCTCGCTCTTGTCGAAGCGGGTCGCGTTGCCGGTGAAGGAAGAAACCACCTGCTTGTTGTACGGCCCCACCATGAGCATGGTGGGATCGCCGCCGGCCGAGAACACGCTCTTGAGCACGTTCTTGAGCAGCGACTCGGTGAACGCCCGGGTGGTGCCGTCCGTCGCGGTCGCGGTGATGCCCGTGGCCGTGGCGTAGGAAGTGCCGCCCGAGGTGTTCGACGCGTACCAGTTCTCCAGCGCGCGGGTCTTGCGGCCCACCGACGCGGAGCCTGCATTGCCGGCCTGGTTGCCGACGAGCGTCTGCTCCATGTCGCGCTTGAGCTCCTTGCCGCGCTTGGCAAGCTGGTAGGCGAGTTCCGACTTGCGGCCCGCCTTCAGGACGGCGTCCATCGTGCCAGAGACCACGATGGCCTTGGTCGAGATCTGCATGTAGTTCTGAACGCGGGTCGTCGCCGTCGCGGTCAGGGCGTTGATGTCGTCGCCTTCGACCTGCGCGTTGGTCGTCGCAGCGGCGAGGGCGTCGGTCTGCCATTCATGCAGGGTGTTGCTCGCCTTGCCCTTGCCGATCGAGGTGAGGAACGGCGTTTCGGTGGGCGAGATGTTGTAGATAACATCGGTCAGATCCTCGCGGATACCGATGCCCGCATAAGTCTGGTAGGTGGCATTGGGAATAGCCATTGCTGGGTCGCCTTACTTCAGGCCGGCGAGGAAATACGCCGCAGCGTCCTCGACACGACCGGATTTCCGCAGCTTCTGTTCGAGCGCCGTGCGCTTCTGGACACTGAGGGAGTCGGCATCGGTGGCGGCGCCGGGCCTCTGCACTTTCGGCAGGGCGACGACGCGCTTCTCGATCTGGGGCTTGCTGGCCTGGAGCTTGTCGTACTGCGCGGCCTTCCAGGCGATTGTCACCGCCCGATGGTCCGACAGCATGTCAACGTCCTGCGCCTGATAGCCGTTGGAGAGCAGATAGCTGCGAAGCTCGGCCCGCGCCTTCGGTCCCTTCTCGGGATCGGCGAAGACGGGGAGCTTCTTGGTAAGCTGCTCGCTTTCGGTTTTCAGGGTCTCAAGGAACTGGGTCCGCTGCTTTTCAGCCTCGGCCTGCGCGATCGTCGCCTGCTCTCGCATGACGGCGGCGCGCTTGTCCTTCATGTCGCGGAAGTATTCCTTCCACTTCACGAACTCCGCAGGGTTCTCCTGGAGCCTGTTCCAGTCGACCTTTTCCTCAGTGACAACGATGGCGTCCAACTCTGCCTTGAGCGTGCTCAGGAAGTGGTTGGCCGCCTGAAGCGTCTGAGACTTCTGGGCCTCGAAAGCCTTGATCTCATCGGCGTGCTTCATCGTCTTGCGGGTGTAGTCCGCTTCGCGCGAATAGCCTTTGCGCAGCTCGTCGAGCGTTACCTTCGCTGTCTCGCCACCCGGAAGGGTGACTTCGATCAGGTCGGGCTGCTCTTGAGCCGGCTGGGCCTCGGCGTCGGCGTCTTCCGCAGACGTGTCGTCCTGTGTTGCCTCGGCTTCGCTCTCGGCCGGCTGCGTGGCGGCTTCGGGCTCTGCTTCGACTGCGGGTCGCCTTCTCTCGGGCTCGGGTGTGCCGGCCTCGGCCGGTCCCGTGAGGAGCCCTTCGATCTGCAACGCCGCCTGATTAAGCGTGATACCTGCAGTTTCCGGCGCTGCCGGGGTCGCTGCTTCTGACATGAAAACGTCCTTCTAAGGGATGGGGCGTCTCACGACGCTCCGGGGTCCGCCGCCTTACAGGCCGGCGGATTCAATCGCGCGTTTCAGCGTCTCCGCGTTCACGCGCATGTCCTTGTTCTCGCCATCCCGGCAGACCATCCGGCCGTACCAGTGGCCGCACCACTTGGCGATGTGCCAATACATCGGGTGCTGGTAGCTCTCGGGCACGAACTCGATGATCTTCGTGCCGGTCCCGGCGAAAAGCATGTTCGCGCAGCCCGCCCCGTGGGGCATGACCACGCATTCCGCCTCGGCAAAGAGCGCCTTCTGCTCGGCGACGCTCATTCCCGTCAGCATGACGCTCTCAAATCCGAATGACTTGAGCACGTCGAGGATTTCGTTCTCGTTCGCGACCCGCCGCTCAAGGGCGTCGGCGCGGGAGATGTAGATGCGCCGCTTGCCGGGGCGGTCAGGGGCGCCGAAACGCTTCCTCAGCCACTGGATCTGCGCCTGCGACATGCCGACGTTGCTGTAGAAGCCCGGCACGTAGAGTTCGTCGAAGTAAACGTGGTTGTGCGGCAGGGTCTTGACCTGCCCCGGCACGAACCACTCGGCGATTTCCTTCTGCCACGGCTTGTTGAGATCCCAAACGACCGTCAGTTTCGCCAGGTCGGGGTGCTTTTCGAGGTACCAGAAGCGCGAGCACGTCTCCAAGAGCGTGTGCGCGTAGTTCTCCGCCCAGAAATGCCCGATCAGCACGCAGGGCGACTTGACCCTTGCGTCAATGGGCGCGTCGTCCATCAGGTTGATGGTCGCGCGGCGCCCCTCGGGAAGCTCGAACGCGACCGTCTCGCCGATATGCGGGCCGATCCATGCCCCGTCGTGGTAGCTGTCGCGGTCGCAGATGCCCTCGGCGAGCACCAGATGCCAGCGGTCACGCCCAAGCGATCGGCGAAGCACCGAAACCCGCTCATGCTTGACCAGCATCGCCGGGCGATGGCTGAACCTGTCGCCGTCCGGCTGCCAGCCGAAGGCGTCGTATCCGTCAACGGCGGGCGGAGGCAGGTCTCCGTCGAGGAAGTCGGGCGGAACGATGGGGCTTTCGGCCCCCGCTCCCGCATACCCGACGACCTTTCCCCACAGATAGCCTTCGCGCCACGAGAAGCCGCGTAAATCCATGTGATCCTCTAAGGGCGGTTAGAAGATGCCGAACTTCTTCCGGCGCTCGATCTCTACGAGTTTGTCGTCGGCCAGCTTGCCGGCGTCCCAGACCTGCTCAAGGTGGCCCCGGAACTTCTCGACCAGCTTGACCATGACCCAAAGGCGCTCACGCCCCTCGGCATCGCGGGCGGGCGACGCTTCCCATGCGCGGACGTACTCGTCCTTGAGCGTCGTCAGCGCCTCTTGAACGAGATCGTTGTCCAGAAGCTCCTTGGCCCGAACACCGCGTGCGCGGTCGTGCTCGATGTTGTCGCTCATACCGGAACAGCCATAGGCGCAGGCGCGAACGCGCCCTGCGACTTCCCCAGCGGGGCTGGTCGCAGTACGTCAGACATCGGGGGCTCCAATGCAAAAAGCCCGCGAGCGGGATTGCTGCGGGCCTGGGAACGACGAAACGAAATCGGTCAGTGGAGAAGAAGCAACAGCGCCTCTTCGTCATCGCGCTCCATCGCCTGACGGCGCGCGTGCATCTCAATGGCCGCGAGTTGCGCGGCGATTTGTTCCGCGATGCGCCGATCTAGTTCGGCGCCCTTGTAGGTTTTCAGAATGCGCGAGAATTTCGCACTAAGATCAACGCCCGCGTATTCGACTTCCGGCGCGGCAAGTCTCGCCGCAGCCGCCAGAGCGTCTTCGCCGCTCTTGAACTTACGGACCCTGCCCTTGCGAGTCTTGACCTTCCAGTACGCATCGGGGCCGTAGGTCTTGGCCCAATTTTTATTCCATGACGTTGCCGACCGACCCCGATAGCTTGCAGCCGGGCGCGGCAGATTTACTAGAATCGCCGCCAGCATTTACTGGTCTTCGCGCGTGTTCAGCGACCCCGTGACATAGGCGGGCGTGCCTGTGATTGCGCGGGCGGCAAGCGTGACCCACTCGCCCGGCTGGAGCGTCAGTTCCGCAATGCCGGTATTGAATTCGTGGTCGATTTCGCCCGTATCGCCAAGATGGCCCGTCCAGAGCAGTTGATCGTTTGTCGAGTACGTCACGACCGTAGCCGTCGTGTCCCACGCCGTGCAGGAATTAGCAGAGTATTGCGCGAAATTCGGGTTTCCGGTTAGCGCACCATTCTTGACGAGGTACAGGATGCAGGGCGACGTGTGTTTTAGCGCGGCAGCGATTTCGAGAAGGTTCACGACCGCCTGATTCGCGCGCCCCGCATAGATCCGCATGTTCATGACGGTGAAAATCGCTTGCAGGTTCGTCGCACCTACCGTCGTGAGGGAGTTGAAGTAGCTGAACCTGTTTCCGTGCAGCCGCTTCTCGCCCTCGATGAACCCCGCGAACGACCCGCACTCGGCCTGAACGTTTGTCGTTGAGCCCGCCGAATACGCGGCCATCGTGAACGGAAACGACGGGTTGCCGAAGCTCGTCGCTGTCAGCGTGTTCGGGATGCGGATAGTGTGAACCGTCACGAAGTCCGCGTTGTTGCCGTTTGTCGGCGCTACCTCAACCGCGAAGGAGATCGTCCCGAAGCCGAGATACTGAATCCCGATCTGGAATACGTTGCCCTTCGTCGGGTCGAGCGTTACGCCACTCGCCCCCGTGCCGTCGAGTTTATCGCCATTCCATGACGACTGCGGAATGAACGTGTCGGTAGATGCAACGCCCGCCTTGGTCTGTGCGAACGATGCCGCCGCACCCGTCGTGCCAGCCGAAAACGAGTAAGTCCCGTTCGCCACGCCCGCGTTCTTGCGGACGAATACGACCGTCGCGCCAAGGGGGAAAGCATCCCACCCCGGATAGGTCGCAGTCGCGATTTCCCAGACGGTGCGCTGGATGTTCGACGCCGCCGTAAGCGCCACGTTCGTCACGCTCGTCGTGTTAAGCGTTACCGTGCAGTTCGCCGCCGATGTGGCACCCGTCGTAACCGTCAGCGTCCGAATCTCGCGCACGCCGCGATTGACATAAAGGATGCCAAACCGCGTGTCCGTCAGGTCGTTCGTGTTGCCGTAGCCGAAATAAACGCCATCGTCCGCGTGCCCCAGGCCAATAAGCTGGTAGCTGTACGCTTGCGGCGTCGAATACTTTCCCGTGAACCGCCCGACCACGCCCTGCCCCGCGCGATACCGAAGCCGCTTGCGCGATTGGATGACGCCCTGCGCGCCGACCGTCGTTCCCGTCGAGACGATGAATGCACTATCGCTCGCGGTTGCCGACCCGCTCAGCGTCGAGAGTGCCGACGCCTGGCCGGAGTTTACGCCATACACCGCGTCCGTCTGGAATACCGGCGTCAGGCTTTCCGTATGCACCGACCCGAACGGCAGGCGCGGCGCGTGGATGGCGACCTCGATATGGCCCTCGGGCGTAACCGGCACAACTGCCGGCGTGCCGTCGTCCTGCTGGCCGTAGAGGATCGACCGAGTCACCAACCCGTAGCCGGAACCCGAGGGGGCCGCGTTTGCCACCGCAGCCCGTGCATCACCCGTCGCTGGGTCGCCAATGAATACGCCCTCGCGGTGGTTACTGCCCGCCGTCGTCGCGACGATTGTGGTGTCGAGCGCCGAAGGCGTGCCGTTTACAGGGATTGCGCCTGCTGTTGTCACCATTCACCTAAGCCAGTTCAACGCCCATCGCCGCCCCGGTAGCGGGGTCACGCACAAGCCTGCGCGGCGCATTGACCTTTTCGAGGGCGGCGGCAACCGCCTGAAGCGCGCTCGCCGTGAGGGTTGCGCCTTGGTCCGTCTCGCGCGGGGCTTCCGGCAGCGGGGCTTGGGACGCCTGCTGCGCCTTGATCCGCAACTCTTCCTGCTTGAGCTGGAAGTCGAGCATCATCTGCTCGCGCTTCAACTGCATGTCGGCCTGCATCTTGGCCTGCTGTAGCTGAAGGTCGTTCTGCGCCTTCATCTGGTCGCCCTGGATCTGGGCCTGGACCTTCTGCATCTCGGGGTCCGGCTTGGGCTGCTGCGGCGGCGCTTTCGACGGGTCGGTAAAGTAACGATCCTCGGACTTGAGGCCCGAGTTCTTCACGATGTCCGAGGCGGCGTTGTAGATGTTGACCGGGGAGACCATCGTATTCAGCCCACCGGACTGCACGATCTTCTCCTGAAGCTGCATGATCGCCATGATGTGGGCAAGCATCTGGTCCTTGTTGCCCGTGCCCAGGCCGACAGAGACCGTCATGTCCATGCCGGTGTTCCACTCGCGCGGGTCCATCGGCGTCCACTCGTTCCGCAAGCGGACGATGCGCGACTTCTGCTGATGCTTGGCGACCAGCCGGAGGATGCCCCGGAACAGGTCCTTGACGCCCGTCTCGGCGAACACCCGCGCGATCATCTCGATCCGCTCCTGCGCGGCCGTGAAGATGCGATTGACGCCCGTCGCGGTCTTGTTCAGCGAATCCGCTTCGAGGCCCTGGTTGTACCGGGTCACGCCCGTCCGGGTCTCGCGCACGGAATCCACGTATTCGATAGCCTGCAGGGCGGGAGCCAGCATGGGCTGTGTGACCAGCGGCTCAACCGCCCCTTGGCTCTTGGCGCGCACGACCCCGCCCGGGCGGCGCGTCAAGAGGTCGTCCAGATTGACCTGCCCCTCAATAATCACCGTCTGCGGTGCGTTCACGAGGTACATGTTGTCAAGCAACTGCCGCTGCAGCGTGGACTTGATGAGCTGGATGTCCATCACGAGGTCGGCGAGCGACCGGCCGATCAGCTTGTGCGGCGTGCGGATCGGGCAGAGGAAGTAGAAAGGCGCCTCCTCGACCGGCTCATTGTCGAGGATCGTTGACGTATCGCCGGGGCCGGCAACCGTGATCTTGCGAAGCTCGGCCTTGCCGTCGCCGTCGTAATCGACCCGGATGTAACACTCGTTTACCCAGATCCACTCGCTCGTCTTGTCGAGCGTGTCGTTGTCGGCGCCGTCAGCGGTGTCTTCGTCCTTGCGGCGGGAGATGGACTCCCCGCTCAGGTCCGCGTCGTCGGTGACGGGGATGTCCATAACGATCTTGGAGTCGTAGCCCTCCTCGATCAGCTTGGTGCGCGTGGTGCGCTTGCGGTGGCCCATGAGGCGGGCATCCGTGCGGTCACGGGCGCCGGGCGAGACAATGAACTCCTCGGGCGGAATGGCGACGACCTTGACCGCGCCCAGCTTCGCGGTGCGACGAAGCTTCACGTCATGCAGCATCGACGGCGGGGCGGGTGGCGCAGGTGGTGCGCCGGGCGCCTGCGGATCTACGGGCGCCTCAGCGGGTGGCGGGGCGAACGGATCGGGATACTGCGAGTGCTCGATCGGCTCGACTTCGGGGTCCTGCAGGAGCTGCTGCAGCTCCATGTCGGTTAAGCCCTGGTAGGTCTCCTCGGTCACGTCCTCGGACTCGTCCCACCATGCCTTGACCGCGCCCAGCTTCTGCATGAGCGCGTCCTTGATCCAGTCGTGCAGGATCAGGAAGCCGTCGTTGTCGCGGTTGAAGATCCAGTTGCAGTAGTCGGTCGCCTGCTGGGCGGTTTCCTCGTCCTCCGGACCCTGCGGCTCGAACTTCACCACGTCGTCGCCGGCCGTGAATATCTTTATGATCGACGGCATGACGGACTCGATCACGTCGGCCACGTCGGTCGAGACGACCTGCGACCGGCCCTCGATCTCGTTGCCGAAGGGGCGGCCGTAGTAGTAATTCAGCGCCTTCTCGCGCTCGCCTGCGATGGTTCCGCCCATGTAGCCGATGGCGCGGCGAATCTCGTTCGCCACCACGGCTTTCAGGGTGGATTCGTCCATCTTAGCCATTCGGCTTTGCATCCTTTAGCTTGAGCACCGGACGGGATGCCTTGAGCGCGGCGACCTCGGCCTCAAGCGCCTCGACGCGCTGGACGAGGGCGATAACCTGGGCGATGGCCTGGCGCTCGGCGAAGGTCATACATACACCCCGGTCTCGACGTACTTGATCGGCTTGGCCCAGCTTGACGACGCCTGCGGCACGGCCTGCGCCAGCACCATCGCCGCGTCCGCCGGGTGGCTCGTCCAGTCGTGCAGCGGGCGCTCGCGGAAGGCTTTCCGCTTGTCGTCCCATTCCGCCCGGTACTGGCGAAGCGCCTCGATCCCGCGCTTGCACTTCACGGCATCGAACCATGAGCGCGGCAGCACGAGACGGAGCGCGTTGATCTGGTCCTCTTTGCGCTGCGCCGGGATCACCCGGATGTTGTTCAGCCCGAGGCTCTGCAGCGTCTCGACGCGCGATTGACCCGATCCAAGTTCCCTCACCTCCGCGTCATGCGGCAGAAGGTGGCTGTCGTAGCTGTAGGGCTTGTCCTTGAGCTGCTTGACGTACCAGTCCAGGCCGATGCCCGAACTCTCGATGTAGTCGATCCACCGGATCTCGTTCCCCGTGACCTGGATGAACCATATCGCGGTCGAGTCGCCTATGCCCAGATCCCAAGCCGTATGCACCTGGAGCTTTGGCTCCCACGGCACGCGGGCAATGCGGTTGTCGGCCTCGGCCGCCTGCATCTCGCGGCCGAAATAGGCGCCCTGGATGGCAGCCTGAAAGCTGCACTCGAACTCTTGCTCGTACTGCTCGGGCGTCATGGCCCGGCGCGCGTCGTCCAGCTCCCCTTGAGGAAGCAGGCCCGTTTCGCTCGCCTTGAGCATGAGGCGGAACCAGTCGGGCTCGCTGCCCGCCCTGTCCCATACATCCCAGAAGCCGTTGCGCCCCTTCGGCGTGCCGATGAAGACGGCCCAGCCCTTGCGGTCGGCCAGCATGGGGCGGATGACCTCGGACCAGGCGCGCGGGTCCATGTCCGCGTATTCGTCCAGAACCACGCCGTCGAGATAGCCGCCGCGGAGCCGGTCGTAGTTGTCGGCGCCGTACAGGCGAAGCCGCCGGCCGCCGGG